CTTCGAGAAGGCGGAAGTGATCCAGTGGGTGGAACCGGTCGATGGCTTCGGGAAGAAGAAGGGCGACACCGTGAACCTCTTCACGATGACCGGCCCGCCGGAGTCGCCGACGAAGGGCGTCTTGCAAGAGAACATCCGGATTCCGGAGACCGCCGTCGGGATCACCGGCACGTCCTTCTTGATCAAGGAATTCGGCGAGGCCTGCACGTGGACCAATATCTGGGATGATTTCGCCAAGTACGATCTGCCGGCGTTCGTCAAGAAGCGGCTCCGCGAGGTCATGAAGCTGACGCTCGACGTCTCCGCCGGGGACGCGTTCAAGCTGGGATTGATCACGATGACCCCCAGCTCGGCGTCGGGCTTCACGATCGACACGACCGGGACGCCGTCGGTGGCGGCCTCGAGCGCGGTCGGGATCAACCATCTGCAGATCGCCCGCGACTATGCCTACGGCACGCTCAAGATGCCGTACTTCGGCGAGGGCGACGCCTACATCGGGATCGCCAACTGGGCGACCACGCGGTCGATCCGGAACGATACGCTCTTCAAGGAATGGTACGTCTTGGGCAATCCGGAGAAACTCCAGCGTGGCGAGATCGGGATGGTCGAGAACATCCGCGTGATCGAGACGAACCACGACACCGTGCTCCAGGTGACGACATCGGCCGGCACGAACATCGGGCAGATGTTCATCTTGGGCGATGAAGCCGTGGCGTTCGCGGAGGCGCAGACGCCGGAGCTGCGACTCAAGATCGCGGACGACTACGGTCGGAACTTGGGCTGCGCCTGGTACGGGCAGCTAGGGTTCGGTTTGTACCATCCTACCGCGAATGCCCGCGAGGCGCGCGTGCTGCGGATCACTGGCTCGAACTTCGCCTCACCATGACGGAGCAGGGCGACTTCTTCCCCTCAACTCCGCGCAGAGAGATGACGAGGGAGCAGCAGCTCATCTACGCTGCTGGACTTTTCGATGGAGAGGGGTGCGTCGGTGTCTATGCTGACAAGCGTAAACACTGCATCGTGCGGATGTCCTTGGGCATGACGACACCCTATGCACCATCTCTCTTCGCCTCATTGTTCGGCGGACATGTGAAGCTAACCTCCTATCGTCGGAAGAAGCCCGATGGGGGGAATTATCAGCCAGTCTATTGCTGGTGTCTGACATCAGCGAAGGCAGCTCGAGCATTGCAAGAATTACTGCCGTGGCTACGTGAGAAACACGCACAAGCGGCACTCGCAATTGAGGCACGGGGAATTCAACGGCGCCGACCGCGAGGAGTTGGGGCACAGTGGCCGCTGGCAGACGTGGCCCGCCTGAAAGTCATCCGCGCCGAAGTAAAGGCGCTCAAGCGCGCAGAGAGGAGCTGAGTACCCATGGCCATGGACGCCGGGACCTATACGTGGGCCTTTCCCGCAAACGGGCAAGCGACCGACGCCGCCAACGCCGTGGCGGGCAACGTGACCACCACCGGCGACAAAGCGTTCTTCGTCGCCACGGAGGGTGTGGACGTCGTCGAGGTGGGGGCGAATGTCGGCACCGCGACGGCAGCGACCGCCTATGCGTTCACGGTGGCGACGGCCCCGGCGATCGGCGGCAGCTACACCGTGCAGGCGACGGTCACCGGCCCCGCGGCGGCCATCGCGGCGGGCGCGTGCTTGAAGAAGAACGTCAAGATCCGCCTCGCCCGTGGCCAGGTGCTCCGCTTCTCGGTGACGAGCGCCCCAGCGAGCGGCACGGCGCAACTGTTCGCCAAGGTCTATCCGGCCGCTGGCGGTGTCGCGACCGATGTCGTGAGCACCACCTAGGGAGGGCCGATGGCTGCGATCACCTTGGCGGAGATCACGTATGCCACCACCGACCGGATCCTCTCCGCTCCGGGCCGGACGCGGCGGATGATCACCATCTCGTTCCCGACCGGCACGAATGCGGGCACGAACAACACCTACGCAACGGGCGGCGTGGCGCTCGACAAGCTGCAGCTCGGGTGTCCGCGCCGCGTGCAGCGGATCGTCGTCGTCGGGGTCACGCCCGTCGCCGGCGCGAGCAACCCGGGGTGGGTGTGGAACGGCGATGCTAACAGTCCGAAGCTCGTCGCGATGGCCAATGCCGCAGCGGGCGGCGGGGATGCGGAGCTCGCCGCCGCGACCGCCATTCCGGCGACGCAGGCGCTCGTCTGCGAAGTCGAGGGCTACTGATGGCGGCCCGCCTAGAACCCGTTCACGTGCTTGAGATGGATCGCGCCACGACCAAGATGGAGTGTACGCGGATCAATCCCACGCGGAGCTTCGCGGAGCTGCGGGCGAGCGGCATGGCGCTCTACACCTGGCAGAACGGTCAGTGGTTCGATCAGGGCGGCATGCCGATCGACAAGGAAGAGGTGCCGGAGGACTACCGCCGCGTGATGGCGGAGCACCCGGTTGTGATCGAGACGGGCGGTCCGGCGATCGTCTGGACGTGCGAATTCTGCGGCGAGTCGATGAACAGCTCCGAGAAGGAGCCGCACCTGATCGGGCACATTCGCGGCACGTTTGCGAGCGCCGGCACGGCGCAGCCAACGCCACCGCCGGAGACGCCGCAACCCCCGCTGCCAGTTCGGGAGCGCCAGCGCGTCCCCGCCGCGAGCTGACCCCGCATGGGAGCGGTCACCGCTCGAGCGCTCTTCCAGGCCCACATTGACGGGCTGACCGCGCTGGATGTCTCCACGCTGCCGGTCCCGATCAGTGCAGCATGGACGATGGATCAAGCGGTCGGGGACATCGACATCGTGACCCTCGCGTCGGGTACGACGACGCTCGCCATGCCGACGGGCGCGACGATGCTCGTCATCATCCCGCCGCCGACCAATGTGACACCGATCGTCCTGAAGGGTGCGGCCGCCGATACGGGCGTGGCGCTCAACCCGAACTGCGCGACGGTCTTGGCCCTCGCCGTGACCCCGATTCTGCTCCAGACGACGGCGGCGATCTCGGCGGTACGCCTGATCTGGCTGTGAAGGTGAGGAGCCGATGGGCTACTTCACCACCGCAGTCGATTTGAAGAAGGACGGCCTCTTCCTCGCCGGCGAGCCTGACGACGGCAACTCACAGTACGATGGCCGCGCCTACGAGTGGCTGACGATCGTCGAGCGGTCGCTCATCTCCGGCGGGCAATTCGGGCCGTCGACCGTCGTGCCGTATGACTGGCTCTGGGCGCGGGCGTGGCCGCGGGGCGCGATCCAGTTAAGCCAGCCGATCAACGGGGATCGGAAGCTGACGGCGTCGTTCACGACCGGGAGCCGCTCCGTCACGGCGCAGATCCTCCCGGACGGCACATCGCTCGCGGGCTATCGCATCCAGGAAGACGGCACCGCCGCCCGGCATCTCATCACCGTGAGTCAGAACGATGTCCCGAACAACGTGACGTACATCACGCTCGCGGAGCCGTGGACGGGAGCCACGAAGAGCGTCACGAGCTGGCTCGCGTATCCCGACACCTACGAGCTCCCGACCGACTTCGTGCGTGGTACGTCGCCGCTCTTCATCATGGCGTTCCCGGCGAGCGGTTTTCCGTACACGATCGACGTCATCGATCCCCCCGATCTCGAGCGCTACTACCCGCAGACCTATCCGATGGCGGCGGGCCGCACGCAGAGTGGGCTCCCGGTCGTCGCGGCCCGGGTGACGGAGACCAAGCTCCGCTTCTCCCACTACCTCTACACGCCCGACACGCCGTACCCGGTGCAGATCGAGTTCGAGTATCTCCGCCGCCCGGAGGTGCTGGCGGAGGGCTCGATCCCGATGGTGCCGATCCAGCACCGCCGGATTCTCTCGTATGGGCTCGCCTACCTGATTCTCGCGGATAAGGACGACTCGTCGGCCACGCCGGTCTGGCAGCAGTTCCAGGCGCAGTGGAAGGCGATGATGGACGAGTACCGCCGGGGGCTGCGGCGGATGTCGTCGCGCTGGGGGGTCGTCCAGCCGTCGCGCGTCACGCCCGCGTGGGGGCCGGCGCTCTGGACGAGCGGCGGCATGCCGGTCTGGAGCTGGTAGATGCCGCAGCAGGGGACGCCGTATCTGATCCCGTTCGGCAGCGCCGGCATGGTTGCGCACCCGAACCGGTGGCGGGCGAAGGCGGGCGAGATCCTCTTGGGCGAGAACGTCACGCTCGAGAACGATCTCATCAACAAGGAACCCGCTGCCACATACTACGACAGTCCCGGCGTCGGAGGCCTCCAAGTCCGGATGACCTGGTCGGCGGCGAGCCAGCAGCTCGGCATGGCACTCTGGTACGACGCGACACCGAGTGCGACGTGGGTCGGCACGATCTTCGCGGGGGGCGTGGCGGGTGCGGTCCCCAATCCGTGGACACCGTCGATTACGAGGGCGGTCCCGGTCGGAGCCGTCGTGATCGTCCGGATCAGCACGCTGACGAGTGCGGCGACGGCGGTCACCGATAGTCGCGGCAACCGCTACACCCTCGTCAAAGATTTCAACTATGCGCCCTACGTGCGGGGACAGTTCTGGGTGTCCGTCCTGACGACGGCCCTGCAAGTGAACGACACGCTGTCCGTCACGGCTCCGCCTCCGACCGCGAACATGAACTTGATCGCTACCGCATGGACTGGCGTCGTCGTTCCGCTGAATCTCCGCAGTTCTGCGCAGTACAGTGGCAACATCTCTCAGTGGGGCCCTTCACCCGCGATTCTCTGGGGCAGCTCGTCCCGCTATCCACTGATCAGTGCGGTCCTCATTGCAGCCGTGACCACGACGGCGACGGCGGATTACTCTCCGTCCGTTGCCTACAAGCATAATGGCACGATCATCGGTTCGGGCCACAGCCTCGCCGCAATGGCGACAGATGTCTACTGGAACGAGACCAAGATCATCGCGCAGATCGAATGGACGTCCGATGATCAGACGATGTACGCCGGTCTGACGACCAACGTCCAAGCAGGTGCGAACACGGTGAGCTTCATCGGGAATACCGCCGTCGTCAACAACTTCCGGCCTGGCGATTTGATCGTGGTCGGCGGCGAGGCGCAGGTCGTCAGCTGGACGGGACTCGATCCGACGAATTCGTTGAACGGACTGATCCGAACCATCGCGCCGTGGCAGAATTCGCGGACGGGCGTCACCTCCGTCATTCGGCGCGCGGGGCCTGTCCTCGTGACGGCCGTGAATGATGGCGCCCTCCGGGGTGCTGGCACGGCACCGCTGAGCACGCTTTACAAGGAGTCCCCAGCCGCCGACTCTGCCGGGGCGCACGGGGCGCTCGGCGGCCAGACGCTCGTCAACCAACTCGCGATGGTCCGACCCGGGCGTTTCGTCATCGGTGGCAAGGAGGATTCATCGAGGTCCCGCAAACTGTTTTATCTGAATGGGGTCGATCCCATTCAGGTGGTGACGGGGGACGCCAATAGCGCACACGTGATTGCGAAGCCCGCTGCTGACTGGGGCACCACGCAGGACGCGACGAAGCAACCGATCAACGGCATCGTCCATGCAGACTCCCTCGTCGTCTTCGGGAATCTGAACGATCCGCATCGAGTCTATTTCTCGAATCCCGCCGACCATGAGGATTTCCAGACGACAGCGGCCCCCGCCACGCCGTATATCAGCATTCGGATCGCATCCCATGTCGGTCAACGGCTCTACGGTGCCGCCCCCTATGAAGGCGTGCTCTTTCTCTGGAAGACGCCACGCGGTATTTTCTACGTGGACGACACCGGAGCGAATCGGCTGACCGACTGGACCTACCGGATCAAGTCGATGGCGCTCGGCTGCGCACCGAGTCCCTATGCCGTGCTCGCGACCGATGACGACGTGATCTTCTGCGATGCGGAGGGGCACTTTCATCTCCTCTCCGCCGTCGCGACGCTCGGCGGCACCAAGGACTCCGACATCACGCGGGGACTGGGACTCCATACGTGGACGCTGCAGAACGTGGATGTCGGTGGGCTCCGGAGCATGGTCTCCACGTACGACAGCGCGACCAAGACGGCGTGGTTCGGGCTCCGGAGCCTGCAGGCGCCGGCCAACAATCCCGGCGACAACGATCTCATCATCCGCTGGGACTTCTCACTGCTCGCCTCCGGGGGGCCGCTGCGGATGACGACGGCGCGGCTCTGGCATCCGAACGCGCTTTGCACGAAGCGGCACGACTGGGTCGGGCGGCAAGCCGTCGTCATTGGGGAGCAGGACAATTGCTGGTTCGTGGAGCCTGGCAACTACGGGCGACGCATGGATCAGGATTTCACCCCCGGATGGAACGCTGGCGTGGATGATCCGAAAGGCGTCCCAACTCGCATCAGTATCCCAGAGCTCGATTACGGGGACGTGCAAGCCGGGAACCGTGCGGTCCGGAAATCGTTCCGGGCGCTCGAGATGATCGCGCAGGCAACGGAGAACAAGAACCACCCCGTGGCGATGACGATCAACATCGATGGCGTCTACCGCCAGACGCTCCGCTACCCCCAAGGCCCAAACCGCCGTCGGCTCCAGCCGCTCCAGTGCGGGGATGGCTATTCGCTCGCCGGCGAGATCACGACGGACGGCAGCGTCGTGGGTGACGTGCCGCTGATCGGACTCGTCATCTACTACAGCCCCACGGGCACCGACATGTCACGGAAATCCTGATGCCGCGCCCGCTCTTTTCGCATCAGATGGTCTGGCGGCAAGAGGCGGCCAGCGGCACCGGCACCGGTCCACCTGGACCACAGGGACCAGCAGGACCGGCGGGGCCCGCAGGACCGGGCGTCCCGACGGGGGGTACCACCGGGCAGGTGCTCGAGAAGGCGTCCGGCACGGATTACGACACCGTGTGGGCCGATCCGCCGGTCACGCAGGGGCTGTCGGGCACCTGGAACTACAAGGCCACCAGCGGCACCACCGATCCGGGCACGGGGAATCTTGCGCCCGATGTCGTCGGGGCTCCGACGATCGACCGGTTCTCGCGGTGGACCGTGCCGGGGACCGATGCCCGGAATATTTTCTTGACGATCGCGGTCGGCGATGTGCTCGTCCTGCAGCAGAAGACCGATGCGACCAAATGGGCGAAACAGCAGGTGAGCGCGCCGGTGGTCGATCATGGCACGTGGTTCGAGGTGCCGATCACCACGATCGCGGGCGGCACCGGCGGCGCGCTCGCGAACAACGCCGATGTCGTGGTGGACTTCAATCGCGCGGGCACGGCGGCGGCGCTTGGGTACCGCCACGTGCAGGCGTCGGCGGCGACGACATGGTCGATCACGCATAATCTGTCCTTCCGGCCGAACGTCGCCGCTGTCGATTCCACGGGTCGGGAAATTTGGCCGGGTGCGACCGACTACACGAGTGCGACCACAGTGCAGCTGACGTTCTCCGCAGCGGTCGGTGGTGAGGCGTATCTCAGCTAGGGGGATGTGATGCCGACCATCTACGGCGCCGTCGATATCGTCAAGAACGAACTCCGCAATGCGGTGATGCAGAACCTTGGCTCCGCACCGGCCTCGCCGGTGAAGGGGCTGATGTACTTCAACTCCACCGACAACACGTTCTACTGGTACGATGGCACGCAATGGATCGCGGCCAAGGCGGCTGCCGGCGCCATCCCCGCCGCCACCGTCACGACGCAGGCGATCGGGGACGCTCCGATCGTCGGGACCCTCACCAACTTCGCCCGCGAGGACCACAAGCATGGCATGCCGGCGTTTGGGGCCGTCACCGCGCAGACGACCTTCGGGCTCGCGTCGGGGAGCGGCTCGGCGGCGACGGTCATGCGCTCCGATCACACGCACGGCACGCCCACCCATGTGAACGCGGACCACGCGGCGATCAACCACTCGGCGCTGGCGCCCCCGACAGCCGATGTCAGCTGGGGCGGGTTCAAGCTGACGAGCCTCGGCACGCCGACCGCCGCCACCGATGCCTCGACCAAGGGTTATGTCGACGCCGCGATCAGCGGGCTCGCCTGGAAAGACACGGTGCGGGTGGCGTCCACCGCCAACGTCGTCGTGGCCACGGGGGGCCTCGTCGCGGTCGATGGCGTGACGGTCGCGGCGGGCGACCGGGTCCTGCTCAAGGCCCAGACTGCCCCGGCAGAGAATGGTATCTACGTTGCGGCCGCCGGTGCGTGGGCGCGATCCACGGATGCCGCAGCCGCCGGGGATCTCCTGAACGCCGCCGTCTTCGTCTCGGAGGGAACGGTCAATAGCGATACCGCCTGGGTGATGACGACGAACGCGCCGATCACGGTCGGCACAACGGCGCTCACCTGGGTGCAATTCTCGGGCGCCGGGACCTACGTGGCGGGCGCCGGGCTCACCTTGACGGGGAACACCTTCGACGTCGGGGCGGGCACGGGCATTACGGTGGCGGCGGATACGGTCGCCGTCGATACGACCGTCATCGCCACGCAAGCCTACGTGAACACCGCCGTCACGGGGATGGCGAAGAAATTCGCGGCGGCGCTCACCGGGACGGCGAGTCCTGAGACGGTGACGCACAACTTGAACACGCGCGACGTGCAGGTCGTCGTCTACAACGGTGCGACGCCCTACACGGCCGTCGTGGTCGATTGGGACGCGGCCACGGTGAACACGGTCACGGTCCGCTACAATCCGAATCTCGGCGCTGGCTACCGTGTGGTGGTCGTGGGCTAATGGCGCGCGACTACGGCATCACGAACGCGGCCCCCTACGCGAGTGCCCCGGCGGTCGGTCTGGCGGGTGACACCTACTGGAACACCGGAGAGAAAGCGCTCTACGGCTCGGACGGGACGACGTGGAACAAGGTCGGGCTCGCCTCGATCGGCACGACGGCGCCGACGACCGCGACCGTCGGGCAGCTCTGGTGGCGGTCGGACAGCGGCAAACTCTACATCTACTATGATGACGGCAACTCCAAGCAGTGGGTGCCCGTGAACTTGGGATGAGGTGACTGATGGCCCGCCCGCTCTTCGCGCATCCGGCGCTCGCCCCGATGCTGACGCAATCGATGACGCTGGTGATCGGTCCGACGGCGCCTGTCAATCCGCAGGTGGGGCAGCTCTGGTGGCGGAGTGATCCCGACGGGCAGCTCTACGTCTACTACGATGACGGCACGTCCCAGCAGTGGGTTGCTGCCTCCGCGCGAGGTGTGTGATGGCCGCGTTGGATTTCCCGAATAGCCCGACGAATGGCCAGCAGTACGCTGCCCCAAACGGGGCGACGTATCAGTGGGATGGCATCGTCTGGGCAGTCGTCCCAGTGGGGAGCGCACCGCCCAGCGGGCCCGCGAGCGGTGATCTCACCGGCACGTATCCGGGCCCAACGGTGGCGAAACTGAACGGGGCGACGCTTGGCACGACGACGCCGCTTGCGCGCGGCGATCTCCTCGTCGGTAACGCGACGCCCGCACTCAACCGGCTCGCACTCGGGACGACCAGCCAAGTATTGCAATCGAACGGCACGGATGCCGTCTGGGCGGCGCTGCCGTGGTCGGTCTCGGG